CGTTACAACCAAAGGCAAACACAAAGCGAGAAGCGTCGGACACCAGCAGGTAATTTTGAACGACTGGCACGTCCACAATACTGGAAATGCTGACTCCAGAACCTGTTGAAGTTGTGTTGACCAGACCTCCAGCACTGTTGACCAAGTTGAATGTCAGTCCGCTTACGTTGGAGACGTAGTACGTGGTAGCGGCGGATACTCCGGTTGGCAAAGACCCTGTGGCAGAGAACTGCAAGGCCGTACCTGCGGAAAATGCAATGGTTGCTGTGACCACGGTGGGGCTGGCGCTTGTAAATGTGACCGCGCCGCCCAGACTGGACACCAGCACACCGCGAGAAGTCAAACCGCTGGAGTTTTGCCAGTAGTAAATCGGTCCCCCACGGTAGCCAAAAACCAAGTTTTCACCAAAGTTTGTTTGGCTCCAAATACGAATCGGCGTAAGCGAGGACGATCCTGTGCCCCAAGGACCAGCACCCCAAGCACCAGCGCCCCACCCAATCGTTGGAACCACATATTCGCCGCCGATTGGGATTTGGTATGCGGCAACCACTGCAGAACCGCCGGAAGAACCGGCAGCCACAACGGAGGTGGTTGCGATTGTGTACGCATTGACGGTCGTTACCGTGATTTGAAAATCGGCGTTAAGCAATGACGCGTATGTGCCGGTAACTCCACTGAAAGTCACAAAGTCGCCCGTAGTCCCGCCGTGCGCAGTGGCCGTTACCGTCACTGTCGTTGTTCCGTTGCCCGTAAAAGGGTTGGTACCCAGTGTAGTGGTTGTGCGCAGGGGGGTGATGTCGTTGTACGTGCCGCCCTGCTCAATGTAGAACTTCAGGTTTGTGCCAACGCCCAGCAAGTTTGCACCGCCCAGCGTCACCCAGTTCCACAACGACCGGCACACGCCCAAAAAGAAATTGGTAGAAATGCGGGTCCAGCCACCGATTTTCTCAGGCGTACCTTGGCGAAACCGCACTTTGTCGGTTGCCCAGTACCCATTCTCATTTGTGTATCGGGTGTTTTCTTGATTGACTCCAGCTTTGAGTGTGATCTTTTTAAGCATACCGGGATTTTCCCATCATGTGGTTAATACGGCAAGCATTAAGCCATCATCGTGCTAGCGGTCTTTTCCACAGATTCCACTCGCGCCAACCAGCCTTTGATAAATCGGGCTTGGGTTGGGTCACGCTCGACCAGACCTTTGTAAAAAGTTTCTTTGGCATCGCCAAACGCAATCAGTGCCTTTGTGGGATCGGCTTTGGCAACAGCAGCCATTGTGCCGGGACCAATCGCACCGTCAGCCGTCACGCCTACAGCCTGCTGGAGAAATTTGGCGGCGCGACCGGGGCCAGCGTTGACGGCAAAGTCAAACACAGCGTAGTCCAGCCCTGTGGGCAGCTCGTCACAACGGCATTTATCCCAGTAACCCTTCTTGTAGAACGGCTCCACGGTGTCTTTGGTCAGCGCCTTCATCTCGCCGTCTTGCACAGCGCGTCCGATGTACTGCGCCCATGCTGCCTTGGTGACGCCCAAGTTCGTTTCGCCGCCGTGGTCGTGCGGGTCGTTGACGTAACCGCCCTCGGACTTGATCACATGCTCAAACGCTGCGTGGAAGTTGTCTTTCATTTCAAAAGCTCCTTACTCATGGTTTCGGTTTTGTCTTTGCTGGATTTGGACGATCCGTAGAAAAAACTGATGATGGTCGCCACGGCTGTACCAAGCAAAAACCCAAGGATGATGTTGCCAAAGTCTTTGCCCGATGCAGGTACTGAGCCAAACGTGATGGCAAAAAAGTAAGCCATTGACCCGATTGACCAGAACCACGCAAACCAATAAATGAAGTGCTTGGCAAACTTGTCGTCTTGCTGGAGCGCAGTTTCCTGCATGTGCCGTGCGCTGTCACGGTCGGCGTTCTCCAACTCAAACTGCTTCAAGTCAATCTCTGCCAGCTTGGCAGCAGCTTCAGGGTCACCCGCGATTGCCTTGGCAACAGCCTCCACACTGTCAGACACGCCAAATTTACTGGCGATAGCTGATATGGCAGCGCCGCCCAGCGGGCCAGCAACTGCGGTAGCCAAAGCAGGGGCAACACCCCTGAGTAGGTTGAGAAGATCATTCATCGTCTTGCGCTCCATTTAGGGGTTTGTCGGTGGTCGTAAATCATGTATGCGCCAAAACCGAGAAGACTGAAGCAGATCACCACAGCGAACACCACGGCAATGATTTCAATCATTTCATCCTTCTCGCGCTTGGCCCGCTTGATCCGGTCACGCTCGGCCTGCGCGGATATCTTGTCTTCCTGATCCATCGCACGGACACGCTCTTGGATTGATTCCCAAATGTCCATGTTGTGCGGAAAGAACAGCCCTTTGAGTTCTTCTTCAAAGTCACGTTGGCTTTTGAGCGCCATCTCAATCTCGATAGCCTTGCCCATGTTGGAGCCGCCAGCCTTCTTGGTTTCCTTGACCGCCTTGACCGCTTGGTGCTTGGCGTCAAAGTAGCTCCCTATCAACGGCCCCAAACTCGCCACATCATTTACAGTTTTGGATGCCTGCTTGATGAGCGAGACTGCCTTTTGCACAGCGGCAAAAGCAGCAAGGGCGGTGGTTATTGGCTCCATTTTAGATTGTCCCTACCGCCCCTGTAAGCCCACCTGCTGCATCTGTAAAAGTTCCAGCCGCATCCGTTAAGACGCCTGCAGCGTCTGTCAATGCTCCGGCAGAATCTGTAAACGTGGCTGAACTGAGGGTTGCTGACGACGCTGTGTATGTGATGCTGAGCGGACCAACAGTGGTTGCCGTGCCCTTGGCAAGTGAGCCGTCTGTAGGCACATTGGCGGTAATTGCATATCCCGTCGAGCCCGAAAAAAGACCGTACCCAACTGTAATAATGTTTAATGTCTGATTAACTGTAAGGAGCTGAGCGGATACCGAAGAACCGGATGAATTTCGCAAATAGTTGTACCACAGCAAATTACCAGAAGTGTCAATTGAGTACAACGCTAAATCCGTTGAGGGGGACAGTGACCCGCAGACGTAAATGTTGCCCGTTGAATCAACGCCCAGCCCTTTTGGCGAAGTCACACCAGCAATAATTCGCCCCCACTGATATGCGCCTGAAGTGTCGTACTTAAGAATTCCGTAGTTGGTACTAATAAAAATGTTAGCAGACGCGTCAACTACAATTTGAACAATGTTCATGCCCGCACCCGAGTAAACAAATTTTCGTTGCCATTGAAGCGTGCCAGAAGAGTTGTATTTAACTAAATATCCGTCATACGTAGACCCAGATACGTTATATGCCGTAGCCAAATAGACATTGCCAGATGAGTCAAAAGCGCAATAGCCTGCCGTAAAAGGGTTGTTTGCAAAACCTGAGCTAAAAGAGCGCTGCCAAGCAAGTGTTCCGGAAGAATTGTATTTTAAAATACCTGCAGCCGTAATTGAACCTACTAAACCATACGATCCAGAAATTGCAACATTGGCACCCGTAGAGTCTAACGCTACGCCGCCCGCGCCAAAACCGTTTGTTCTAGTCAAAGAGCGCTGGAATGTAATTGAGCCTGCGTTGGAGTATTTAACCAAAACGCCTTCAGGTGTTGTACCAAACTGCCCAAGGCTGTAAGTGTTGCCAGAAGTGTCCGAGACAATGCCGGTTGTACGTGTCTGTGTTGTTGAGCCCGAACTAAGTTGGCGTTGCCACTGCAGCGTACCGGTCGCGTTAAATTTTGCCACGTATAACGGCACCCCAGATGTTGAAGCAGTGTCGTTCGCAACCAAATAGACGTTACCAGACGAATCAGAATCCGCATCCGTTCCGTAGACAAATATCCCGCTACCGGGATACACCGTCGCAAAAAATCCGGCTTTTGACCCCCCGCCGCCAAGCATCATTTGTTGGATAGTCATTAAGTCAAACCCCCGCCAGAGATAACGAATGTGTTTGATGCAACGCACAGAATGGTGCAAACACCCCGCTGCGCCAATGTGCGGTTACCCGTTGTCGCTGTGCCCGCCAGATACATGGTCACCGAAGTGCCCTGTGTGATGGTCTGATTTGACGCGGAGTTGTTAAAGATCGTGATCGCTTGGCCAACGCTGAAAATGCTGGCATTGACCGTCACACCGCCTGTTGTAATCGAGATGTGCTTGCCTGCGTCCGTGGCAACCAAAACATACGCGGAGGTCTGCGAGTTCTGCACAATCGTGCGCAAGTTCCCGATGGAGTCCGACACCGTGGTGCCCGTAATGGCTGCTGGGGTTGTACCGCCAATTGCTGGTGGACTGGCCAGATATGTGCTGAAGCCTGTACCGGAAACTGTCGAGCTGGCGCTCAAGGTTGTAAATGCGCCCGCAGCGGCGGCGGTTCCACCAATTGCTGGTGGACTGGCCAAATATGTGCTGAAGCCTGTACCAGAGACCGTTGAGCTGGCGCTTAGCGTTGTAAATGCGCCAGTGCTTGCTGTTGTTGCCCCAACAGTAGTCCCGTTAACTGAACCGCCTGTGATGGCTACCGCGCTGGCATCTTGCGTAGCAATAGTTCCAAGGCCAAGACTGGTTCTTGCGCCTGAAGCTGTGGACGCGTTGGTACCACCGTTGGCAACCGCAACTATGCCTGTGACGTTGGCAGCCGTACCGGTTGTGTTTTGGTTCAGTGTCGGAATGTCCGCAGCAACAATAGCGCGGAAGGTCGGGGCACCTGCTGATCCGTTAGGGGCTGCCAAAATGTAGTTTGCTGTTTTAGAGGCATAGGGGTTTTGCGTGTCCCCGTAGTTTGCAGCCAAACTAATTGCTGGGGCTGTGCCGCCAGAAGAAGCAACAGGGGCTGTGCCTGTCACTGCTGTGACAGTGCCGCCGGAGCCTGTTGCCGCGATGCTGATGCCGCCAGCACTGTTAGTAATGGTTACGCCAGAGCCCGCAGTCAGGGTTGTGCGGGTAAACCCTGTGCCGTTACCGATGTCCAGTGCGCCGTTTGCTGGCGTGGATGTCAGGCCCGTGCCGCCGTTGGCCACAGGCAGAGTGCCTGTGACGTTGGTAGCCAAGTTGACAAACGTGGTGGATGTGGAGCCCGTGCCGCCGGAGGCAACTGGAAGGGCAGTGCCAAGGGTTAGCCCTGTTAAATAATCAATCTGGTTCCCAACATCTGTGCCGTTGTTGTACACGACTGTGCGCTTGCCTGCGGGAACAGACACACCTGTGAGGCCCGACACCTTGACCGTGATGGCGTAGCTGTCGTTGTTGATGATGATGTAGGGCTTTTGGATGGCTGGGACGTTGAGCGTACCCGCAGCCGACAAGGAGCTGGCCGAGATGACCAAGCACAGTGCCCGAGCATTCTGCGCAGCGTTGGTGTTTGTCAGCGTCAGGGTGGCCACGTTGGCTGTGAAGTCGCCGGATGACAGAGTGGCCATACCCACAATGGCTTGCTCGATCGCAGTGCCAAGGTTGGTGTTGGTCGTAGTGCCCCAAGCGCCTGACTGTTCGCCGTTGGCAATCAGCTCAAACTTGAGGTTGGAGTAGGTGCTTGACATTGTTTATCCTTATGGATTGATGGGGGTCCACCCCGGTGTCTGCGCGTCGTTCACGTCAGTCCATCCGCTGGTCTGCGTGTTGGGCACATTTTGCCAGTTTGGCGTCTGGTTGTCACTCACGTTGTTCCATGTGACGGACTGCGTGTTGTTGACGCTGGCCCAGTTTGGTGTCTGGTCATCTGGGATGGGGTTCCAAAGGAAAGCCCCGACAACCGTGTCAAGAATAGTCAGGCTATCTTGGAAACGTGCGCCGTAAAAACTGCCCGCTGGGTTGTAGTTGTCCTGAGCTTGCGCAGTCTCAAAAAGCGCTGCAGTAAATGTAGATGGGCCGACAAAGACGACATCAGTAGCCGTTGCGCTTTCTTGCAAAAACGCTAAAAACACAGCCAAAGACGATACGGCATCAGTAGCCGTGGCGCTTTCCGCAACGTCTGAATTTTGGATCAGGCTGGGGCTGACTGCATCCGTGCCTGTGGCGCTCTCCGTAACATTTGAATTTTGGATCAGGCTGGGGCTGACAGCGTCCGTGGCAGTAGACGCCTCTGATAGGTTGGCACCAAAAACAGAAGCCGAAACAAAGTCGACGTCAAATGCGGTGGCGTTTTCGTCAATGTTTGAAACGGCAAACAGAACCGTGGCAATTGCATCAGCAACAGAGGCTGACTCCGCAATACTGACTGCCGCCACAAAGAAAGCTGCCATTACGTCTGATGTGGACGTCGTTTCAGTAACACTGGAATTTTGTGTCAGCGCAGGGCTGACCGCGTCTGACGCCGTAGAGGTTTCAACAACAACAGCGCGGGTATCAAAAATCCAGCCTGTATTGCCCCCGCTGTTGACAGAATCTGCCGCGTACCAGCCAGCACCGCCTGTAGCGGTTGAATCTTGAATATTTAAGTAGTTTCGGTAGACGTTGCCACTGGCCTTGCTGATCGTACCGGCAGAGCCCGGCGTGCTGCTGTTGATCGTAACAAGATTTCCCGCCGTACCAGAGACATTAAAGTTTGTGATTGTCTTGGTTGAACCGGAGGTAAACGTAAATGTTGTTGGTTGAACGGTGTTGCTGATTGTGTCGTAAGTTCCGTTGCCTGAAATGGTCAACGCGCCAGAGCCACCATTGTTTAATGTTGGGTAAGAAGCGGAACCGCCAGCAAAAGTTTTTGCGCTTGCTGAAGTGCAGTTTATAAAAGCGGTCCCGGTAACAGTCAACCCTGTTATTGTAGTGGTGTTCCAAATCGTGCCGCTACCTGCAAGTGTCCAAGTTCCTGAACCCAGCGCAATTGTTCGCGTGCTTGAGTACGAACTGTTAAAAGAATCGACGGTGACGTTTTTATTGCCAGCATCAAATACTCCGTTAACAACCGATAGCTGCCCGGAAACAGTCAGGTTGTCAATTAACAGTAAAGTACCGCCAACACCATCTTCAGTGAGTGCAACTGGAATAGTAAAACCTGAAGTTGTAAGCGTTTGCGTTCCTGTTGTTTTTGCAAATGTTAATGCAGAACCGCTAACACTAAGAGAAACAAGTGTTGGCGGCAAAACAAAATTGCCAAAAAATCTTGCTGAAGACGCAAAAGTTAATGGGCCAGAAAAACCTGTCAAATCAAAATTAACAAACCTTGCGGAGCCACTTATCTGAAATATGTCACTGCCAGCAATTGCGTAAATGCTTAGTGCGTTTGTTTCTGTTGCACTGGTTGCCGGTGGTGTAACTGTTCTGGTGCCAACTGAACCCGAATACGAGCATTCAATCCTTGATGTGCCTGTAGTTGTAAAGTTGGTGGAGTCCGACATACTTAGAATAGTTCCGCTACTACCAGCTAAAACTATTTTTCCAGATGCGCCAAACGCAAGAGCGCGGACGTTTGCGTTGTTTGAAGCAAACAAACCAATTGTTAACGTGTAATTATTTAAATCGAGTGTTCCCGCAGTTAATATGCAGGTACGTGAAGCACCAGAAGTTAAATCATCCTGTAATTGCCAAGAACCTCCAACGCCACTAAATGTAAATGGGCAATCGAAGTTTACATTCGCAGTAGTAATTGTTTTTGTGCCAGAAGTTGCAGCAAAGGTCAACGTGCCAGTGCCAGCGCTTCGAGTCATGCCTGTAGAGGCTTTAAAGTCTCCGTAAATGGTATTGGTGACGTTTCCGTATGCACCCGCAAATCCAGTTGGGTTTACACCATCCGTAAAATCTAAATTTCGCACTGCGGTCTGGGCTGAGGTAAAAGTCATACCGCCAGTGCCCGCGATAATTCTGAACGAAATGCTGTTGGCTTCTGTAACTAAACCCGTCGTAATTACTCTTGCTGATGAACTTGAGTTGGTGCAGATAATTAAAGGCGTACCTGTTACTGTTGTAGTTGTAGAGCCAGTAAAAATTGTGCCTGTACCACTTAAAGAAATTGTATTTGTGCCAAAAGCCAATGTGTGAGCGGCAGCGGCGCAAGTCATTGTTCCCGCAGTTATATTAAAGCCATTAAAATCAAGTGTGCCGCTACTAACCGTCAGTGCGATTGTTGATGCTATCACCATTGATGAGGTTAGTCGGTAGGTAGTTGTGGTCACTACACCGGTACCAATGTTTACGGCAAATGTAATTGTTAAATTGTTTGCGTTATTAAATCTAATTGTTTGGGTGCTGACTAGGGTTGATCTAAAAGTTGCGCCACCAGTTCCACTAATAATAGTTGTGTCACCAATATCAAAATTGCCGTAAAAAACAGGTGTAGCGCCAAAGTTTGCTGTGCCAGTAAACCCCGTTAAATCCAAATTTTTGAATGCGCCGCTGGTTGTTCCCAAGCTAATAATATCTGAACCTGCAAGTACTTTTACATTAATTGCATTGGATTCACCTGCGTTGCCTAAAGTAATGCTCCTAGTCCCAACTGAACCGCTGTAAGTAAACTCAACTGAAGTTGTGCCTGTAACTGTTAATCCTGTTGCTGTAAGTGTCGTAAAAACAGTTGCCGAACTACCAGTCAACACAAGTTTGCCAGTACCAAAAGCCAGTGTACGCGTGTTGCTGTTGGATGAGCTAAATATACCGATTGTTAATGTGTAGCTTGCTAGATTCAGTGTGCCGTTGGCCAGTGCACAAGTACGAGCAGCGCCCGAAGTTAACGCATCTTGCAATTGCCAAGTGCCCCCAACGCCATCAAAAGTAACGCTACCACCGAAACTTACTCCGTTTGATGTGATGGTTTTAGTGCCGGATGTTGAAGAAAATGTAATAGTTGTTGTTGCATTATTAACAGTAACGCCACCCCAATTCCAATTTCCATAGCAGTTAATGCTGTTAGTTGACCCATAAGTGCCAGTAAATCCAGTTAAATCTACATTTTTAAATGAGCCGCTTGTTGTACCAAAAGCAATTGTGTCTGAACCAGCGGTGACATCTACACTAATTGCGTTAGTTTCACCTGCGACGCCCATAGTTACGCCCCGAGTGCCTGTTGTAGCGGTTGCGGTAAGCTGAATTAGGGGGTTGGTTCCGGTAACTGTTAATCCTGTTGCTGTGCTTGTGGTAAAAATGGTTGTTGAGTTTCCAGTCAATACAATTTTTCCAGTTGTTCCAAAAGCCAGTGTTCTAGTGTTGCTGTTGCTTGAGTTAAACAAACCAATTGTTAATGTGTAACCATTTAAATTAAGTGTGCCCGCAGTTAATGTGCAAGTACGCGCATTAGAACCAGAAGTTAGTGCATCTTGTAATTGCCAAGTGCCGCCAACACCGTTAAATGTAAATGGGCAGTCAAAGTTTACATTCGCGCTTGTAATTGTTTTTGTACCAGAAGTGGCGGCAAAGGTAATACCGTTTGTACCCGCAGATCGGGTCATTCCAGTTGATGCTTTGAAATTACCGTAAACAGTAAATGCTGAGTTGTTTAATGCACCAGCGTATCCAGTTGGGTTTACACCATCCGTAAAATCTAAATCTCTAAAAACACTTGTTGAAGTTACTGTTAATATACCAGTACCCGCTGTAAATCTAAACGAAATGCTATTAGCTTCTGTGACAGCAGCGGCTGTAATTGTTCTTGTTGTTGCGCTGCTGTTGGTGCAAATGATCTGCGGTGTACCCGTGACACTGTAAGTCGTGTCGCCAGTATAAATTGCACCTGTGCTGTTGAGCGAAATTGTGTTTGTGCCAAACGCAAGCGTACCCGTAAAGCCCGTCATTGTCAGGGTTTGAATAGTCGGACTAATATCAAGCGTAGCCGTACCCGCGCCAGAAGAAGCATTAAATAATGCGGCATCTGCTGTACTGGGTACAGATGCGCCAGAAGCCCCCCCAGAACTCGCAGACCAATTGGTAGTGCTGTTCCAGTTACCTGTGCCGCCAGCGACCCAATAACGGTTGGCCATTTACACCCCTTGTTCGGGTTCAGCAGTAATAACCGCAATCCAATTGTTGAATCGTTGCTGCTTCATTGCCTCGATTTCTTCCGCAGTCAGTACGTGGTCGTCTGGCAAATAGATTGCATCAGTCAACGTGTACCGACCATCGGTGATTTCAAAATCAATCTTTACCATGATCTAGTGGGCTTTAAACAACAACAATCAACCCGCCAAGCTGAGCGTGTATGTGATGTTCAATGTGTCGCCGGAAACAACAGTGCGATCGCCGGGAGATTGAAAGTCGGCGGCAGAAAACAAGGTGCCGGTTGATCCGCCCTTTGTGTTGTTGCTAATCAAGAACGCACCGCCAACAGTGGCTGTTGCGTTGATGTTAAACGCTGCGGCTGAAGCAGAGTTTGTTGCTACGGAAGGATTGGCTGTTGTTGCCGTGGCAAAGGAGCACGTTGGGCGAGTGGCGTTACTGTAAGGTGTAATCTCGGTCCAGCCCGCATGGGAAGCAGCCGTATCGCTGGCAGCGGGAGTATTGGATGCGCCAGCGCCATACAAGCCCAAATACCAAGTTGTTATCTGCGTAGTCGATGTCAAAGCTGAGCCGCACATGTACTGAAGGCCGGTGTTAACAACCAAATTTTGTTCTGTGGCCGTCCATTTAACTTGGCCATCAGCGCCAACGCACTCCATTGTGAAACGCCCCAGAGCCAGAGCAGCTTCGCCTGAACTTGTTCCGCAGACCAGTCCTGCGGCCACAACATCGTGACTTGTAACTTTTTCGTATGACATGGTGTTTCCTTAGTTTGAAGACCGAATCAGCGCTGTCGTGGCCGAAGTGGCGGGCATCGTGATTGTAAAGTTTGCGGACGTTTTGTCTGCCCCAAAGTCCAGCACCACCACCGATCGGTTGGCTTTGGAGCTGTTGTAGATCAGAGCGCACCGCGCCGTGACGGCTGCACCAAACACTGCGTTGGCAAAGTTCACGTATGCCGTGTAATCAGCCGAACCAACGGTCGTGCCAGTCAACGTAATACCGCCTGCCGTGTACCCAGTGCCTGTGACTTCGTTGGACGTGCTGTACGCCGTTGTGGCAGCGTTGAGGTCCGCACTGGCCGTATACAAGGCGATCTTGAACGTGTCGGTGGTGAAGTTGTGGATGGCCTGATACAGCTCCGTTTTGAAGCTGGTGGTTTGGGTCTGGACAATGCTGCTCATGACACGCTAACCCTTGTCTGGCCGTCACGGTATGCGTCCATGCGCTGCTTGCCGTCGCCCAAGTTCTTGAGGAGTGCAATCGCCTGCACGTACCGATCTTGGTACAGCTTGACCATGTCGGGCTCACCCTTCATGAATGTGATGGCTTCGCACATCGTGCCGTACAGCAATACTGAATCAAAGTTATCGCCCAACCATGTTTGGCCTGCGGTCACGATTGACTCTGGGTAATAGTAAAAGTGCAGCTCCACACCAAAGTTGGTGCTTGGCGTGGGACCAAGAATGAACGACAGCTCTTTGGAGTCCGAGGATTGCGGGCCAAAAATGGCGTAATGCTTGGGCAGCCCAGTGGCCGAAGCGCTGGGGTACGCTTCGCGGATGAAGTTCACGTCCTTGTTCAACAAGTACTGGTAGTTTCCGTCACCGTCTATCACTGCCAGAGAGTAGGTGGACAAAAAATCACCCGGAGCCGAAAGGTACTTGTTGTTGGCAGACAGTGTGCCGGTCATGTTTTTACGAAGATTTGCCAACTGCACCGTGTTGTAGATGCGTTGCTCAGCCTGCGTGATGAACGTGTTCATGTCCGCTGTGGGAAACGTGTTCTCACAGTAATCGGACACGGCCGTCACAAGCTGGGTGTAAGTCATCGTCATGAGTCAATCCTCAAGCCATCGGGCCTCTGGCCATCACGCCTTTGGTAGCCGCGCCAGTACCACGGATTTTGATGCCCGTGGTTTTGGTTGGCTCATTGCCAGCGGACTTGCTATACGCGCCCACAGACACATCGTTTGTGTCCAGCTTGCTGCGGTTGGGTTCTTTGCCGGGGTTTGTCTCGGCGCGAACGGGTTTGCCGCTCATGGTGTGGGGCTTGGCGTAGACGCTGGCTGGGCCAACTTCTTTGCCGCCTTTTTTCATGCTGAATGTTGCCATGTTAGCCTCGCTTTTGTGCGGCAATTTTTGCCATGTTGCGGCCCATGGACTTCATGTCGGCGTTGGTTTTACCGCCGCCTTTGCCCTTGCCGCCAGACATTGTGCCAACAGCGGGACCGCTGTTACCTAGATTTTTGCCGTCGGTCTTGCCTTTTTTGGCGATGCCGTCGGCTGCGCGTGTGAATGCCATTTTGAACTCCTTCAAGTTACCGTAACTGTACCAACAATTGTCGTTCCCACCAAGTAGTTTGGTGTGATTCCTGCGTCATTGAGACTGGCACCACCTACCGGACGCCACCCCCACTGAATATCTCGTGAGCCACCAGACAGATTGCCGTTGATGTTGACCCCGGAAGTCACGTACGTTGTGTCCTTGCGGGGATTGCGCAGTGCTTGCGGGTCATCTACCGGAAACGTGCCCAGCATCAACTGTGGATGGTCCGGGTCCCAACACTCAGGACAAACCCGCAGCTCATATTTGCGCTGCTTGATGACCTCGGTCTTGAGCTTTTTAAGTTTGTATTGCTGGCCACACCGATCGCATTCCGCGATGGCGATTTTGCCAGACGCGAAACGATTACCCATCAGGTGCCTCCACCAATGAACATTTGGCGTGGGACGAAACGGATTGCAGCTTTCTCACGGTCTTCAGAGCTGGCCAAGTCCCAAGCCTCGTCGTACTGCGCCTTGAGCACCTGCAGGCGCTCCATGCCGCCCGGCACTTTCATGGACAGGTAGTACGCCAACCCGGCCACCATAGCGCCGTAAAAACGGAAGGGCACGGCCTCAGTGTTTACACCAGTCCCAGCGTCATCAATACGCTTGAGACGCCAATACACAAAAACGTAAGGCGTCGAATTGTCTGGGACAGGCCAAACAGTAAAGCGCGGCGCAGGCTGTAGGCGCTCAATCCACACTTGGATGGGGCGGGCTTGTTGGAGCTTATTGGGGATGGTTGCATAAGTAGAAACACTGATACGCGTGATGGTCAGATCGGCCTGTGTGGACGCGTTGCCTGCACCAGTGCGAATGACGTGCTCAAGCAAGTCCACGGTATCGGCCGGAAGGTCGTATGTAGCCACGCCCGGAGTCAGCGAAATGCTGCCCTGCTCAAACGTCCACATGTTGATGCCACGATTGGCCCAGTCAGCAAACAGTAAGTTGAGCGATCGACGCGCCGTACGAAGGTCATAGCCGGTACGCAGCTCAGCACCACAGCGCTCAAACGCCTCCTCCACCAGCTCGGTGAGGTCCATGTTGAAAGTGGTGGTGCCAGATGTGCTCATTTTTTACTCAGCATTTCCATCGTTTCAAGGCCGCAGCTTTGCGGGTTGGTTCGCCCTTCTCATCTTTCATCGGGCCGGGCATACCCGACATCCGCGCACAAAATGAGTCTTTGCGTGGGCCACCTTGCGGCTGGGGTGCTTTCAGGTTGCTGCCCGTTGCTGCGTTGTACTTTGCGCGACCTTTGGCTGTGAGCCCTGCACCCTTGGAAACAGGCAGCTTTTCGCCTCGACCGATCGCAAGCGATGGGCCTTTTTTCTTTTGTGGTGTAGCCTTGGCCATTATTTTTTCAACTTCTTGAGAGTTTCAGCCAGACGTGCACGCTTGCCTTCAACGCCCGGTTTTTTGGCCGCAGCAGCAAGTTTGCCCGCAGGAATCTTTTCGCCTTTTTTAACGCCCATCTCGGCACGCAAGGCACCGGGTTTTTTGATTGCGTTTTGAATCCAATTTTTAGTCGCCATTATCTGTACCCCGCTGTTTTTTTAGCAATGTTTTTTGGCTGCGCAACAAACTGTTTGCCAGCCTTTTTTCCCGCACGCTTTGCACGAGTTGTAGCAGCGTACTCAGAAGCGCTGAGACTTTTGATCGCAGCTTCTGGAAGGTATCGCTCACCTGTTTTACTAGACGGTTTTCCACTTTTGGTTCTCCATTTCTGGTCGCCCCAATCTTTGAGGGATTGCTGCGGCGCTTTCATGTCAATCCCTGTACCCACCGCCAGCGGCCTTGTACTTCTTGGCCACAAGTTGTGCTTTGCGTGCTGACCACTGGCCAGCGCCAGTGCCTTGCGTTGCCGCAGCTTTTACTTGGCTTACGATGCGCTTGCGCACATCGGGCTTTGTGTAGTTGCCAGCAGCGTTGACTTTACCGCCTTCGGCGTACTGCGTGAAGTCAGTGTCATCCCGACGGGCTTTCTTGACACCCTTGGGCATTTTGCTGGGGGCCATGGCCCCCATTCCGCGACTGGCCAACATGTCAGCACACCCGGCAGCGAGTCTTGCCTTTGGAGGCAATACCGTCTGCACGCTTGGAAGCAGAAGACACCGTGCCGCCAGCTTTAAATTTGCTGCCGGGAAAACTGTTGTCTGGACGTTCGGGCATAAAAACTTTTGGAGAAGTTTTTTGCGTTGTGGTTTTGGGCGCTCGGGGGGGCGGAGTGTACCGTGCGCGATCGCTTTCTTTACCTTTGCCATACCCCTCATTTGAGTAGATGGGCTTAGCTGGTACTTTGGTATACGGCGTAGTGTCGCGTTGCCGCTCTACTTTTTTGTAAGACTCAGCGGGGTCTTTTTTCTCAGCTCGTGAAGGGGTAACCGATGGGCGGGGCACGGGTTTAGTCGAGTTGGTAGAGTCGGTTGCGCGGGGTCCGGGCGTAGTGTCCAAACTTTCTTGTTTGTTTGCTTCTTCTAAAGGATCAGCTTCAACCTTTGCTGTCTCGCGAACCGGCGTTGGTTTGAGGTCTTCTACAGGCACGCGTTCCGCACGTCCGCGACCAGCACCAAAACGCTTATACGCTTCAGACGACGGGTCGTCAATGTTGCCCATGCGCAAACGCCCAAAGAAACCGACATCTTCGTTTTTGGACGCTTGCAAGCCAGCGGCTTTATCCGCTGCTTCTTGCGCATTAACTTCTTTGGTGGGAAGAATTTCGCCGCCAAGGTCAAACCGACGTGGTTTACGTGTGGCCATGGTGCGCTCCTTACTTCATCATGCCGCCGCCACACATTTTGATCTGTGTAGCTTTGGTCTTGCCGCGTTGAGCGATGCCGTTTGCCGAGGAACGGAACGAGCCGCCTTTGGCCAGCTTCAAGGTAGTGCCCTTGCCGCCTTTGTGTTCTTGCATGTCGTGTTGCTTGAACGCTTTTTTGATCATGGCCTTGTCTTGGGCCTTGTCCATTTTCATGTCTTCTTTCATGTCGCCACCTTTTGAAAATTTGCGGCCCTTGTCCGCGTTGGAGAAGTCTTTGCCCACGGACTGTGGGACGCCTACCTTCTTGGCAAACGACGGCGAGTGTGCAATCGCTTCCATGAAATTGTGCTGTTTTTTGCTTGTGCTTGGCATCATTTACCCCAAGAAGGAAGTGCGTGAATGACCTGTGTAATCATCGCGCCAACCAAGCCGCCCGCGCCGCCAAACATCATCAGCACCTTCCAGCCACCCTTGGCTTCGGACAAAGTCTTGTCGATGTCGGTCAACGTCTTTTGCATAGCAGCAACACTCTCCACCAACTTGTCCATGTCCCGTTGGAGATGTTCAATGTCGGCAGCATGTGTTGCCAGTTCGCGTGCAGTTTCAATGTCAGCCATGATTACGCTACCTTTAAGCGTGAAGTCCGCAGGTCTTCCAAAATCGGAATGACGACCTCTTCGCGGAAGTTGTTGGTAAAAGTCTCAGAACCAATGTGCGGCAAGCTGATATCCACGTCAATGTGGACCGTATAGCCCGCCTTTGTGGCGCGATCGCAGAAGAGGTAGTCTTCACCCACGTACTTGCCGTCCACGATGTCAAAATCAAACACGGCGCTGATTGTTTCAGCAGTGCCCTTGTTCTCGTAGCTCCACTCTGGGTGGGCTGCGATCAAACCCTCAATGACATGGCGGCGGATCAGCATAAACCCGGTACCCACGCGCTTGACGCGCATCAGTGAGCCATCAAACTCCAAGTCGCCGTTGTCGTCCCAGTACAGGTCCGCAAAGAACTTTTTGTCTTTGGCCCGGCGAGGGTAAGCCCCAGCAGTCACGTCCTTGTCGGTGCTCTGCGCCAGCAGGCGAAAAACGTCGTTCGGTGTAACCACCACGTCGGCGTCGATAAACAGCATGTCTGTGGCGTCTGTCTTCAAGAACTCGTTCACAAGGGCGTTGCGTGCCATCGTGATGATCGAGCAGTTGGACATGTCGGACAGGAACACCGAAACACCAAGCTGCGCAGCCTGCGGCATCATTTGTGCCAAGGCGAACGCCGTCTTGATGTTCAGCTTTCCGTCGTACGCCGGGATCGCAATGAACAACTTGCGACCGGCCAGACTTGCTTGTTTGTTCTCAGCCATAGTAAATGTTGCAAGCAACTACGTTGGACATTTGTGCGTAAATCCCGTCTGTCACAACGACACCGTCATCAGGAATGAATGGGGAGTTGTTGTACGAATCGTTTGCCGCAACGTCATAGGTCATGATCCAACGGTTTGCGTAAACCATTGCCGCGCCAGCAGTGATGCTGCCAGAGTTGATATCCGTGATGGTAAATGTGTTTGCGTTGGTGACGGTGACTGGGTAATTGCCGTTTGTTGCTGTGCCGCCTGTGCCAGCCGCAAAATCCACACCGATAACTTGGCCAGTCACCAAACCGTGCCCTGTTGAAGTAACAGTGATGGTCGTGCCTGATCGGCCATAGGTTGCCGTGGTTACCGGGGCAACAGTCGTATCAAACAACGTAACGTACCCAGCAGTCGCAGAGCCAGTAAAAGAAATGGCTTTGACCCGGTTACGGCCCAGCACCATGAATCCACTGGCGTTGATGTGCGCCTGTTTAACGGGGGTCTGATTCATAATCAATCTCCTGTAAAGCGGGGGCCAAAGCCCCCAAGATCAATTAGTTTTGCTGAGGGGACTGCTGCATTGCGCCGTCAGTGTTGCGCACAATGTAGGCCACAATCACAGTCGCAGCGCCAGTGCTGGACGAACCAGTGGTGGTGAAGGTCAAAGCAGCATCAGTAGCGCCAACGTTTGCCTGAGTAGGCGTAAAGCCCGCAGCAAATGTGATGGGGTATGTACCAGCCGATGTGATGGTGGTTGCAGTCGCAGTATCAACGCCAGCAATGCTCACCTTCAGCGTAGTAGCTGAAGCAAACAATGTGGTGGTCAGAATCTGAACCGAGGTAATTGCAGCGCCTGCAGGAATAAAGCCAGCAGCGATGCTACCTGTAGCCACTTGAGCTGCGGTCAGGTTGAATGTTTGAGCGACGATTGTGCAGCCGGTGTTCTGGACTGTGCCAGCAGTGGTGCCGGTGGTGTTTTTGACAGTGCCGAGCAGCCAAGGGCCAAGGTGAGTTGCGAATCCCATGATATTTCCTTCATGCAGTTAAAGGTGCGTCAATCTTGCATGATGTCTGCCGGGACAGTTTGACACACCGGAAAGCCCGGAGTAATTGCAATATATCACTCGCTTGCAAGCTGGTCAACGTGCTTGTTGGATTTTTTCAGGTTTTCTTCTTGTGTGATCACGCGCAGGTTCCACGGCACATGCAGGCCGCAGACAAACTCCCCACGCAAAGGCACGATGTGATCGACGACGTACTGCTCCCCAGTTGTCTGCGTCATGGTTATGGCTATCTGGTATAGCTGTCGAATCTCGGACTTCTGCTTGCGGGTCAGCCAAGGCGGCGTAGCGTCTCGATGCTTGCGGCGGCGTGCTTTTGTGTCCGCCCTAGTCCAAACCGGATTGCGCTGCTTCCATGCGGCTTGGTATTCGCGCTTCACATGCTGTGGGCGTGTGGCTGCGGTTTGAATTACCTGCTCGCGATTCTCGTGGTACCACCCATGCTTGCGGTCTTTGACGTCTTCGCGTTTGTTGTATTCACGAAAATACTCTGCGCGGGTTTCTGCGGCTTGTCGCCATTCAACCTGCAGGCACTCAATGCAGGCACCTTTAGTTTTGCGTGGGGCAATGTGCCCGTGTTTGCACGGCTCGCCTGTGAAGTAGTGCGTGGCTCCGAGGGCTTTGGCCTCAGCGCGGGTTTTGGGGAGATTGGTAGTGTCCATGTAGGCTCCTGTGACTTAGTAACAGGTAATATACACGAAAACGCCAGAAATGAAAAGAGGCCCCGAAGGGCCTCCAAAACTAAGTCTTTCGACCCAATTATTAGGACGAACCGGGCGAACCGAAGATGCCCAGTGGGTCAGACACGCCGAAGCTGTAACGCTCGCGAGCCTTATAACGCACGTTACCCGTGTCGAAGTCTCCATCCATGGAAGTTGCCATGGGGGTACGCTCGAAATGCTTCAGACCGTTTGGCACGTCAGTCAACAGGAACCAAGCGTTGGTGTCTGTCAAGAAGTGGTTCACGGTGTAGCCGCCGGGGATCGAACCGTTGTTCTTCAAGGCGTTGATGTCGTTGTCGGTTGTACCAACGCGCAGCTCGGTTTCGAGCAGGCGGGTAGCCACGAACATCAGGCTTGGAGGAACGACCAGTTTCTTTGGCTTGGCAGCGATCAGCAGGCCGCGTTCATCGGTCCAAGCAGCGATCTGAATCACAGCGTTTTCCAACGATGTTTCGTTCAGGTCAGCGCCGGTCGAAGGACGGTTGCTGTTGGTACCACCAGACACCAGAGGGTGAGCTGTCGAGCACAGAACCACGCCGTCACCGTAGGTGGGGCCACCAGTAAAGGCGTTGTTCAGCACGTAGGCAGCTTTGACCTGCTTGGTGTAAGCCATACCGCGAGCCAGCGCCTTGGTGTAGCGGCTGGACAACGAGTCATACAAGTTGTCTTCCACTGCTTCTTCCGTGATGGAGAAGCCCATGGCGATGGTTTCGTGGGTGTAACGAGCAGTCCATGCTTCCTGAGCATTGTCGTAAGCGATGGCGGAGCCTTCGTTCTTGACAGGTGCTGCAGAGAAACCAGACAGCTTGGTTTCTTCTTCAAAGCTACGCTCCGATGTCTCGGTTTCGTAGATTTCTTTGTGCTCTTCGCCGTACTTTGCATACTCCAAACCGAACAAAGCGTTCAGGCCGGGCAGCAGTTCCTTGAGCAGTTGTGCGCGTGAAATAGCCATGATTTACTCCTTAGACACCGGTGGTGTCAGTGTACTGGTGAAGGTTGAACTTCACGAGGAATTCGTAGTAAGTCGTAGCTGCCACGTTTGCAGCGCCAGTGGCTGTATCCGGGACAACGTCAATCACACGAACAGGGAGGGTGTTGGTGGTGTTGGCGGACGAGCCGTCAATACCGTAGGCAGAGTCGCCAGTGTTGGTCGAGCCAGCACCTGCAACCAAAGCCACGTTGGAACCAACGATGGCACGGGTATAAGCCGTGGGAGTTGTAGAACTGGCAACGGTAGCCACAACCTTGAACACTGCGTTCGGATCATCCACAACATAGCCGAAAGCCATGGCTGTAGAAGTCGATTGAGCGGCTGGGTAGTACTGACCTTGCACGGGCTGACCGGACGAGTTCACATACGAGCAACCGATCAACACGCCCACGCTGTCACCAGTGGCGGTAGCTGTCTTAGCGATCAGATAACCGTTGGTGTCAACTTGAACTGTGTCGCCGTTCAGGATCGCAGTAGCGTAAGCAGGTGCGATGGGGATTTGACGGATCGCTCCGGCGTATGGCAGACCATCCAATCGGTTGATTGGCTTGAAGCCGTACGTCTTGTCAATGGTAGGGTATGCCATCTTGAGACTCCAAAAAGTTTAAGTGCCTTTGCCGAAAGTGACTTTGGAGCTGCGTTCTTTGAACATAGGCATCCGTGGGTCATTCTCGCGCATGAACGTGTTGTCCACTGATTGCATCTGCTGCTCCGACATTTGTCGGTAGTGCGCATCACGCTGCTCAGTAAACTCCACCGGGGTTTTGCAAAGGAGCAGACCACCCACTTCGATGCTGTCTGGAATACGGCCGTTGCCGGAACCAAACAAGCGAATCTCAGGGTGCTCAGACGCCTTCACAGGCTCCCAGCCTTCGCGAAGTTTTCCAGAAATGTTGGTTGGATCGTCTTTGCCCATCATGCTCACACGAATCCAGCGAAACGCATAACCCGGTTCCGGTGTCGGATCGGGCAGAAGCTGGGCAGGCATCCATTTCTTTGGACGCGCATCGGCGTCGCGGGATTTGGCTGCTCGGGGAGCACGGTTGTCAATAAGTTGTTCCATTTTCATTTCCTCATTTCTTCAGCAACCTTACGTGCGTAGAGTTCCAATGGAACCCCAAGCCGCTTGGCGACAGCAACTTGCGACTGCGTGAGCACGATCTTTCGAGGCGCTGTGCTACGCGTAGCGGAAGCTACAACATTGTTGGACCTTGTTCGCTGAGTGGACGCATCAGCGGGTTCTTTGACTCCAATCTGGTCTGGGAACCTTTCTTGCAGATCACCGTCGAGACGTCGATAGTACTCGTCGCTGCCTGCGGGAATTCCTTCAGCTACAAGGTCGTCATGCACCCCAAGGGCGTATGCAGACATCTTGCGGTTAACGCCCCACCACTGGTTTCGCTCTTGCCATGCAAGGAGTTTTGGGTCGGCCGCAGGTGCTTGCTGCTGAATTTGTTGTGGTTGTACATCATCTTTTTCTTCCTGTAAAGGGGCAGGTCGAAAATTGTTGATTTTGTCCGCTTTGTTTTGCGCTGCCCACAGCTCCCGTTGCGCGGCAACGGTGGCGTCCGTGTCAAACGCTTCCAGCGCTGCCTTGTAGCGTGCCTCGGCTTGACCCACCTCGTTGGCCACAACCTTCTTGGCTTGCTCAATCAGGGCGCTTTGGCCTTGGGACAGGGAGCCTTTGAGCTTCTTGTTCTCTTCCACCAAATGCTGGGCGATGCGCAGGGCCTCGTCTTTTTCACGCTGCGCAGACTCTTTGGCCCGGCGCTCTTCGTGGTAACCCTTGGTGAAGTGTTTGAACCGCTGGCGTACGCTCTCGGAGTACGTGGCCAGCTCGTCTTCGGTAGGTTCCGAAGGCGGCTCCTTCATGGGTGGACGGCCGCGATCTTCTGGCGGCGTGTCGTCAACGATCTCGATATCCGTGTCGGACTTAAAAGACGCATTGGCTTTTGTTTCCGCCGCATCCTTTTCATCAGGGAACTCGAACTCAACTTTTTCCATATCAGCCATGTTCTGCTCCTTACATGTTGGGGCGTTGGATGCCGCGTGGGTCTTGCACCACGGCCTCGACGCTGTCGTCGTTGATCAAGCGCCACTCAGTGCCATGAATTTTCATGCGGGTGCCTGTGTTGGGTCGAACCAGAACGAAGTCACCCACCTTGCAGCTTGGGCCGCTTGGGAAGCGTCTCTCGTCCTTGTAGGCATCTGGACCCATCTTGGCCACGAACAGCACGGGAGACAGCAGCTCCTCGTGGTGCATGGCTGTTGCGGATTTCAAAATGCCGGTCTCGCTGAACTCTTCTTCTGCCTTGGGCAGCATACAGAGCAGATAGAACGTAGCAGGGTCTGGAACCTGTTTTGCTTTGTCTTCAACCGGCTTATTCAAAAGGCCGGAAAGATCAATCGCTTGCGCGTCAAACTCAGTCGTCATCTTCATCTTTCAATTTACGCACGAGGTCGGCAATTTCACGCTGTGCGGTCTGCAGACCTCGGATCACTCCGCACAACTCCCGGTATTCAGCGTAGTCTTTGACTGCGCCTCCTACCAAAGCCTGAACATGACTTGTTTCCTGCTCCTCAAGCTTGCGCTTGAGGAATTCCAGTGTTCTGTCGTCCATCATTCCCCTTTACTGCCCGACGGTTTCGCAGTCGGATTGGTTTGCCGGGCTGCGCGTTGAGCAGCTTGTTCAGCGTGCGTCAGCCGTTGTCTGTGTGTTAGGTCAGCCTGCTGGAGCTTTTGCCCGTGCACCTGACCGCCGTGGGCCATGTTTTGTTGGTGCTGCTGGGCTTGCTGCGCCATGCCTTGCTGTGCCTGTTGCGCTGCTGCTTGCTGCTGTTGCTGGGCAGCCTGCATCTCTTGGGCGTGGCGCTGTACCTGCATCTCCATCTCGAGCCTGTGCTGCTCGGCCAGCATGACTGGATCAGGGTTCTGGCTGCCTTGGGCTTGCGCTTTAAGCTCGATCTCGGCCTGCTTGAGCAACAGATCGCCCTCGACCTTCTTGGCTTTGGTGTCGGCTTCCTGCTTTTTGATCTGCAGCTCGGCCTGCTGCATCTGGATGATTGGGTCTTGCGCGTGCTGCTGGGCTTGCTGTTGAGCGGCCTGACCTTGGTGCATCTTCATCAATTGCGCCGCAGCCTGCGCCACCAGCTTGGACAACTGGACCTCGACCTGCTCTGGCAACTCTTGGTTGGGGGCTGGCAGCGTTGCGCCAAGGCGCTCTTGAATCTGCGCACGGTACTGGAACGCGATGTGCTCGGCAATGTGCGCTTGCGCAGCAGCCATCATCTGCTGCGCTGCGGGGTTCTGCCCCATCTGCGCCATGATCATGGGGTCTTGCAGCATGCTGGTGTGCACAGCAATGTGCGCGTCGTGATCTTGGGCAATAAACGCCTTGGTCGGTTTGCCAGTCAAGAACGCCATGTTCTCCGAGATGGGGTCCACCGGTTTCTGGTCTTCCTCGACAGGCACCAGCTTGTCTGCGTTCTTCACGCCCAGCACCTCGATCATCTGGCGGTGCAGGTGCGGCAAGTCGTAAATCTGAGGAGCGCTCTGGCTTAACTGGATTACAGCTTGGTACTGCATGATCCGCTGGGCCATGGTCGAGCTGTTGGGGTCGCTCACGGGGATGACCGTGACCATGTCGTAGTCGGCCTGCTTGGCCTGACGATCGCCCTTGACTGGGGTGTACGAGTACTCTTTGGGCGCGTTCTCGCGGATGATCTCTTTCAGGAGCTTGAACTCCTGCTTCATCGAGTAGTGCACCCGGGCCTGCACGGCCGACATGGTCTTGAGCTGACGCTCGAGCAACGCAAGCGTTGTGCCCACTGGCGCGTTCGCGCCCATGTCGCTGACGTTCATGTCTGCAATCGCACCCAGACGGCGGGCCTCGTTGGTGATGTTGTCCAGCAGCGCCGCCAACACTTGGCTTGGCTCTTTGTATGGTAGCGCCATGATGTTGTCGCGCACTGTTCCGCTCGGGACATCCACATCACGGAACTCGCCGGGAGCGATCGGAGTGTCGTCGCCCTTGATCCGCAGACCACGGGACTTCAAGCCGCCGGGCAAATTGGACAGCGTACCCGCATCTACCAACTGACGAATGATCGACGTGCCAGCGCGGGCGTAACCGCCAATCAGATGGATCAAACCAATGCCGTACGCACCGAAACCGGTGATGTAGTCGTACTGTACGAAGTGGTCACGCTTGAGTTGCTTCCTGTCGGTTTCTTTCCAGTTGCGATAGATGGACAGAACCTTGTTTGTGCTGCGGTCGATCGTGATGACGTACGGCAATGCAATGCCGTCGTCGTTCTCAAACCCGGGCAAGTCGTAGTCAACAGCCACCTCAAACATCTGAAAGCGGTCGTCTTCAGTAAGGGTATACCCTTGGTCTTCGGCCTTTTTCTTCTCGATGTCGCTAAAAAACGACTGTGGGGTGCCCAAATCAACGTCGCGGTAAAAGCCTGCAACCTGCAACTTTTTGATTTCGTTCTCGGTCTTGCGCAAAACGTGCGTGGCACGCTCGGAATCCTCAATGCTGGTGCAGCCCCAAGGCAAAATCACATCTTCGGCCGGTACAAACACGGATACCTGACGGTCTTTGTTGGGGTCAAAATACACCTTTTTGAACGCACACCCGGCCAAACCGAGGTTGAACAGCATGCGCTCGTGCTCCTTGCGGTACTCAGGCATCTGCTCCGTGAGCCGGTAGTTCATGTCGTCTTGGACGCGAACCGCGGCTTCTTCTTTGAGGCGGTCAATTGCCCCAACAATCTCCGTTTTAACAGGCCCCGCAGCCGGAAAGGTCTCAATGATCGTCTCGCTCTGGAACTTGATCGCCGCCTCGGTGAGCAGCGTACTGAACACCCCACATGCGCCGTTCCACGGCTCTGTGCGTTCCTCGTACTTCATCCCCAAGACCTCAAGGCCCTTGACATAGGTCTCCACCCAGTCTCTGCGCGTGTTGACATCGGCCTCAATCAGCTCTGTCAGCTCACTGGCAATCTTGCCCAGCTCACTCTCGTCCATGTGCTCGGCCAAGTTGGCGTCAAACGGCACGTCGCTGTCGCTTTCACCCCCGGGCATCAGGTCAATCTCCATGCCATCAATCCCAACCTTCACACCTTCTGGATCGTCAATCTCGATCTCAATCGCCGGGGTATCGTCGGGATTGATGTCGGCCAAAGCCCCCAAACCCATAGGGGCCTGTGACAGAGAAGGGGTCATGCTGTTCGATGCCATCGTGTGTCCTTAGTAGTACGCAGCCTTGCGTCGTCGGTCGCTGTACTCATTGTCTTGGTAGTCCGTGCTAAGCCTAATGAAGCCACCTTTGCGGAACCGATCCATGGTCATGGACGTGCAGTCCACCATGTCGTCATGCTCTCCGTTTGGAAACTCCGCCACTTGGTCAATAACTTCTTGTGCCCAACGCCGACCTGAAGGATACCAGACCATGCCTGATCTGAAAATGTCTGCGATGGCCGACAGGCGTGCATATTTGTCGCCAGTGCCCCTGTGGGGCGTGAATTCACTCACCGGGATGCCGATTGCCCGCAGTTCTTGGAACAGTGGTGTGCCACTGGACTTCTTTTCCACGATAAAAATGTCCGGCTCCCAGTCCGTGTACTCTTTGAACGCCAAATCTTTGAGTTCTGGGAACTCCACGCGCACGTTGATGGCGTTGAGCAAAATAATATGGGGTAAACCCTTGGTCAGCCGGTCGTGGCGGAACACGCCCCACGTCAAGAGCGCCGTAAAGTCAGCGCGGGTGTTCATTTCCGCTGCCGCGTCCAGCGCCATGATGATCACATCGCACTCAGGGGGCTCGTCTTCTTCCCATTCTTGCCACCAATCCCGTTTGACGATGGCCCCTTCCTCGGAAGTGGGCTCTTGCATGTACTGCGCGGCCCAAAACTGGGGAAACATACTGGCTTTTTTGGCCTCGAGCTTCTCCACAGACCACTGGTCGGGCCACAGCGACTTGCCGCTGGGCAAAATGGCCGGAAACCGCACCTCGTTCCACTGCGGAGCGTCAGGATTCGTCTCAGCCCACTGCAGCGCACGACCAATTGGGTCTTTTTTACCCCAGCGCGTACCGATCATCACGATGCGACCGCCGGGCATAAGCCGCTGCAGTGGGCCGACTTGCATGTACTGCCATGCGTTCTCAAAAACCGTGTCCGGATTGGCCACCAGCGCCTGCTCAGAGACCAAGTCATCTGCAATCAGCAGGTGCGCACCGTGTCCGGCGACGTTTGCACCGATACCAATGGCGAAATACTTGCCCCCAGCCGTCGTTGTCCAGTCGTCGGCCGCGCTTTTGTCCTTGGAAACTTGCGTCTCCGGAAAGATCGACTGGTATTTCGGCCCGTCAATGAGGTTTCTGATCTTGCGGCCGAACGTGGCGGACAGCGACGCGGTGTGCGTCACCATGATGATGTGGTGTGTGGGGTTGTGGCCAAGGTACCAAGCCACGAAAAGGTAGGCAATCGTCTCAGATTTACCGAACCGGGGCGGCATCGACACGGTCAAGCGCCCGTCTTCTTCCTTGACGATCTCGTGCAGGATGGGCTCGAGGTGCCGGTGGTGCGGACCTTCTTTCCACTCGGGGTACACAAACTGGCAGAACTCCAAAAACTTGTCCCGGCGCGACTGCACCAGTCGTTTTTCTTCAAGCTGGTCAAGCTCGTCGAGCAACTGCGCCTTCTCAGCAGCGGGCATCGTTGGCAACGCGGCCAACAGCAGCGCAATCCGATCGGGCGATATATCAAATGCTTGCGGTGTCGGCATCTTGCGCCCGTGTTTCTTTGACCTGCACAGTCTCAATCTCTTGCACGGGCGGCAGGTACTTGGCCAGCCGCTGGCGGATGCGTTCTTCCAGCTCCTCGGTGCTGGCGTCCACCTTCTTGACCTCGATCTTCTCGGTGAACAGCCCCACCTCCGTGACCTTGCCCAAGAGACCCAGCGCTTTCAAGCGGATGTTCGGGTTGGGGTTCTCGCAGTCGTCCAAGATTTTGGCCACGGCATACCCACGCAAGTTCTTGGCCTGCTCCACAAACTCCCAGTCGTAGGCGGTCAGCATTCCCACAAGGTGCTGCACTGCCGCAGGAGCCTTAATGTTAGTTAGCGCTAACTGCACTGATGCTGGGGTTGAGCCGGTGGTGAGCGCAGCGAACGCTGCTCGTGCTGTCTGTGTTTGCGCCTCGGTGGTCACGGCTTCGTCGTCGAACCCCATCTCGGTCAGCCAGTCGGCCGTCTTTACTTGGGCGTCGATGGTTTGCGTGGGGCTGGCTTTTTCCACAGGCACGAAGTCGTCCGGCATGTCCATGAAGACAGCCGGGTCCAAGTCCGCTGAGATGAGGTGATCTAACATTTTGCGCAGGGGCTCCAAGAAGGCTTGTAACCACGATGACCAAAGTGTACACTCACATTGGCGGTGCTGCAAGCAGTTGCGCATTTGCTTCTCCTTGGGGGTTTTCAGTGATCCCCCTTCAAGCCCCCGGTGCAAAGCCGGGGGCTTTTTTTATTTGCTTCTGTCTAAGTTTTGACAAATGTGCTGTGCTGAATTTTTTATAGGGGGTGGGGGTTGCTTAAAAATTAAGCACCCGGGGGTGTTGCAAAAGTAACTGGGTTTTCCAAAACTGCGTGGCGTTGGTGTGGAATAGTGTTCTTGTCGGGACGGCGGAGTCCCTTCGAGGCTTTGGGGGGTCGGGGTACGGTGGGGTCAGCCTATCCCCAGAAGTGCCGTCAACCCCCTGATTTTCACCCCCATTCGTACAGTAGAGGCATCGGTTAGGGGATTGGCCTCTAGCCGATACGGGGGAACTGTTCCCCCACTCAGGAGAAACTTCCATGTCAGTAGCATC